TCTTTGTCTGCTTCGCTCATTTCGCTGCCTCCTCTTTTTCGGGTTCCTCTACCTCTTCCTCCACAGGCTCCAGCTTGCCTGCCAGGTAACTCTCTACACCCTGCAGCCGTGCCAGGTTGGTCTGCATAAGCTGCACTTTCGACAGCTCCTGCTGGATGTTGGCGATCTGAGTACGTACGTTCAACAAATCTTTTTCCATGTCTTCACTCATGCTGCCTCCAATGTCTCTACTCTGGTGATAAGTTCTTGCAATGCCGCCACCGTTACCGCTGTCAGTGCCCGTCCATTAAGCCCCCAATGGTCCACGCCTTCAGCGTCAGTATTGGCACCGCCGGGACTGCCTTCGGGGAAGACTTTGAAAACTTCTTGCGAGAAAAAACCGGCTAGGCGTGGCTGCGGCGGCCTCTTGACTATTACGCCGTTCACTAAATCGGATGTGGGTATGATGCCGCTGGCGTCGTTCTTCCAGTCGAAATAACGTGGCATCAGTTGCTTAACTATATTCACGCCACCGTCTACCACTCCCATGTCGTTCTTCCACGTCATGTCAGATACCGACGTGAGGTTCTTGGAACCATCCGTCTGAACATCCTGGGACGCGGTAAGACCAGCAATATTCAGAACGCCGGCATTTGTAAGCGTCATCGCCTGAACGGGAGTAAATGTGTTTCCATCCGTTCCTGCTGCATTGGAAACATTGAATCGGATCTGCCCATTAACCTGTTCAATTCCACACGCCTCGTCTGACGCAATGTATTCATATAAACCAGAGGTATTGACATAGGCATTATACCACCACGCAGACGTAGACCCTGCGGCGACCCCGCTTGACCACCTTGCCCCAAGCTGTTGTTGGAATAACGTGTGGTTGGCGTGTTTCGCTTCGGGGTTTATGTTTTGACCTATAGATCCAATAATAACGGCTTTCTTTGCCACACCTAACCCACCATCGGTATGAATCGATCCATCGGTCCCCGATGTCGAGTCTGTTGTATTGTCAATACTCAAGACACCTGAACCCGTGATGGTCGTGGCTGTCAGCGCAGCCGTGGCTAACGTTCCACCTGCCACCGTCAGAGTGTTTGCAGAGTGTGTCAGCGTCACATCGCCTTCTTCCCAGTCTATCACACCGCCTGTATGTAAGAACAGGTCACTCCACTCCGTACCGCTTGCACCCAGTGCGCCACCATTGTCAGCGTTGGGAAGGATTGCCCCTGTCACCGTCAGCGCACCAGAGGCGAGGGTGCCGCTGACCACAGCATTGTTTGTGACTACGGTGTTGCCCGTTGCCGTCAACGTGAGGAGGCCACTGGAGGTGGCTGTCAGGTTGGTTCCATCACCCTCGATCTTTTCCCCATCATCACCGAAAGTCAAGCCAATCTCGGCAGGGATGTTCACGTCACCCGAAGGAGCTGCTGCTAATTCTATATCGCCACCAGAATCTAAGGTAACCGTTGTGCCTGCCAATTCGGCCGTGCCGTCTGCTGTTATCTGTATATTGGCCGCAGCCCCCCCTGCATCAGTTGTTTCAATGGTCAGTGTGCCATGCGTCCCTGCCGTAAACACTGCCGTATCGTTGGTCGAACCCGTCATCGTGATGACTTTGCCGTCAACGGCTACATCGTCTACGGTAAGGGCCGTTAAAGTCCCTAAGCTCGTTACGCTTCCCTGAGCGGCTGTTGCTAAAGTGCCTGTCAATGTCCCTGTTACAGTCAAATTATCTGCCACGGTTACTTCAGACGTACTATGGCCGATTGTTACGGCTATTCCAGATGTTTCCGTTGCTATCTTTAGGGCACCTTCAGAATTGGTAATATAGGAATTGGTGCCGTCGTGATATACAGTTAGATCGCTGGACGCACCCCACATACCTTTAGCAGAATCTGGGAATAAAATATCATCTGTGCCTGTGGGGACTGTGAATACTGTCGTATCCGCATCATTTTTCAGGGTCACATCACTGGTAGAACCTTGTCCTGTTAAAATAAGCCCTTCTGCTGATGTATATCCTATTGCGGCGTTATCCCCTGAAGAGGTATCACCCGTTGCTTCAATTGTTGTTCCAGTGATTACGCCACTTGATGTAATAGCGCCGCTGGAGAGGGTACCGCCTACCGTGGCCGCATCGGTAAATAAGTTGCTCCACCGATTGCCTGTCACGCCCAGGCTCACATCAGAGTCTGTGGTAGGCTGGAGGATCCCGTCGGTAATCTGGATCTGTGACACAGCTCCACCCGAAGCAGCTACATAGAAATCGATGCGCCCGACTTCAGCCGTTGCGGTAGCAGTCGTCATGACGACATCGAGGTAACCGATATCGGACACGCCTCCACCGGCATCGTCAGCGTAGAACTCCAGACGCACACCGTCATTTGCTGCAGGTGTTCCCGAGGTAGGGTTGAGGCCGAATTTGCCAGCCGTCCTGACTCCTCCTGCGGCTGCGGCTGTGTTCTCCATCGTCTTCAAGCCGGTAAATGTCTGTGCTGTGCTTACACCTGCCAGCCCGTCAGCCGATACCAGATCTGCGTTGGCTTCGTCGAAGTTTGCTGCTTCATTCAGAAACGACAGCACGTTCGTGAACTGATTGGTAATCGGTTCGGCGTCCATGTCCGCACCGGCTACGGGCAAGACCAGTGGAGTGATACCAGCTACGGTTGCCATCGTTATTGCTCCGTGACTTCGAAGTGAACGCGATAGCCAATCAGGTCGATGTTTGCATCCCCGGTCCATCTCGCCTGAACGGTCTGCGCATTACGGTTAATGAAGGTTGTGACTACTGCCTCGGTGCCTCCCGGCCATTTCTCTCCAGAGTTCCATGTCAGACCAGAGTTCCATGTCAGGTCAATCGACGTATCCAGCGTGGCTGCGACGGGCTGGAGCTGTCCCTGATTACGGATCAGCTCGAAGGAGATGTCCTGCTGCCCCACCTGCGGTCTGTAGATCGTGTCTACCTTGATGATGTTCTTTTCGCGTCCTGGGAGCTGGAGGTCGTTGGGAGCTGTCCTTGCCTCCCAGTTGATGTCGGCTCCGTTGTCGTCAGCCAGCAGCGGGTCGTTTCCCCGGTACGTATACCCTGTCGCTCCGCCGAGAATGTCATACTCGACATCGGAGAGAATCCAGCTGGCGGCGTAGTTGATGGAGATCGGAAGCTCGTCGATCCAGACGTCGTCCGTTTCCCAGTCCCACACCAGCACCCTGTCGTGCCCCGTGTTGTTCGCAGCTGAGGAGAGGAGGGTGCGTACCTGATGGTCTTTCTGCCTGACGAAGCTCACGGCATACTGGAGACGCGACTGATTCAGGTCGTTGAACCATGTCTGCTGTATGGGGAGGGTGACGTTGCGCGGTCGGAGGTCGTGTCCGAGGGCATATGCCCCATCCCGTGCGATGAAGAATGCGAAGTTGGGGTGCCCGATAATCGAGTGCTTGGCGATAGGCTGGAATCCCCGGCTCACCGACTCTTCGAAAATGCGCAGCTCGATGTAGCCCACGTTGACGAACAGCTGTGTCGGGTAGACGCCATCCTTCTTGATGATCAGGAGCTTGCTGTCGAAATCGACGCCGCCCAGGATGGCAGCTCCATCGTGATAAATCTCTGTCCTGTTGTTGGTCGGCCAGTTGGTCACATCGACGGTGAAGAATTCCGCGTCCACATCGCACCAGCGTGCCCGCGTGGTCTGGACCGTGCCTCCCTCCGTCGTGTTCAGCGCGACGAGGACGTTGCGATGCAGTACGAGATCTTCGCATGTCGTAAAGGGCACTCCGGCCAAGTTAGCTGCGACCGTGGGTGTTGCGAAGTCTCCGCCCCATGTCCACCTGATTTGTGCCATTCGTGTCCCCAGGAGCGTGTCCTGCATGAAGGCGAACCGGACTCTGGCGTCCGCTGAATCCGTCTGCGCTGTGCCGGTGATGTCCTTGCGCGTGGTCCCGTCGTTGGCATAGACCTTCGTCCCGGCTACTTCTACCTGTCGCTCTCCCGCCTTGAATTCAACCTGCTTCAGTCCTACGAGATCTTTGCCGTTGCCGCTTTCTGTGATCTGTGCGGCAATCCACTCGTCAAATCCAAAACGCTTCTTCATCGTCTGGCGCTCTGTGAAATTCAGGTTGACGAGCCTCTCCGTATCCTGCGGCGTCAGCCGTACGTCTGGATAGACATATGCGCTCTTCTGTCCACGAACCCGGTACGTCTGTGGGCTGGTGATTAGATTAGGTTCTATTGCTGGTATGGCTGATGCCATTACACAACTCTCCCGAAGTCAATGCCCCGCACCGGCTGGCCGATACGACCTCCCGGTACCGTCATCTGCACATTATCGAGGACGTGTGTGATATTGGGTTTTACGTCGAGATGGTTTTTGAATTCCTGCAAACGCTGGTTGCCCATCCCGAGATACTGGGTAGCCAGATCCTGCTTGCCGAACAGCGGCAGCACTTCGCCCGCACCCAGGAGGGTGAGGATGTCGTGATACTGGTCATCGAATTCCGGCCAGTCGTTGTCATTGATCAGGTCAGGCTTGGTCACCATTGCCCTGATCTGCAGGTTGATAGCGGTGCTGGGGATCTGGTCGAACTCGATCCATGTATATGTAGGGGAGTCGTACGCCACGGGGATCCGAGCGACGACAACACCTGCAGTCACGTCTTTGCATATGACGTTGCCCGCAAAGGTTGCTCCCGAGGCATTGTATTTGGTAAAGCGTTCGATCCCCCTGCTCTGGCTCGGGTCGGCGCTGCCGGTCGAAACTGCTGGGGTTGTGCCGTTGAGCGTAAGGTTCTCGGAAGTCCTCATGCCGTTGGCGTCGTAGAACGTCATTCTGACAAACAGGTTCGTGGAGTCTGATGCGGAGCTGGACTCCACGCTGATCGTGCTTGTTGCAGCAATGGGCACCTGAAGTCCGAAGCGACCGATGCTGAAATACCGCAGCGGCCTACCCGTCTCCACGCGCCCAGGATCCAGCTTGTCGTGCTCTTCTACCGTCATCTCTTCGAGGTTGCTTCTGTCCGTGGTGTCCTGTATGTCGAGGATCGTGCGCACGTCCAGCGGCAGTCCGAGGGTCGCCTGTGAGGCTACCGTCGCTACCGTGAATGAGCGCTGCCTGAGATCCTGAAACGTCTCCGCCAGCACCCGCTTGTAAGCGTTATTGATGCCGGTCTGGATGACGCTCTTTGCTTCGCCTCCGAGATCTACGGACCCACGTCGTGCCACTTCTTGTTGATGCTCGGTGTATGTCGCCACTACTTGCCCCCTTCTTCAGCCTCCTCCAGAGCAGCCTGGATCTTACTTGTCAGCTCATTCCCGGCGACAACATCTTTAGCGGTAACTTCCTGCAGTTCAGCTTCTTCCAGTGTGGACGGTTCAGGTGTCCCGGCAATCGACCTGAAGGCATCCGCCACAGACTTGAACATTCCTTCACGTTCCCGTGCTGCTTGCTGGTCCTGGCTCTCCATCAGGCGTCCGCGCAGATTCGGGCCGTCAGTAGCAACGACCTCCTTCAGCCGGAACTGCCACAATGCGAAGGTTGGAATGTGTGTTCCCGCCTCCATCATTTCCTCGGCTTCATCCTGCCTGACGATGCGCCCACGGTCCACAAAACGCTCTCCGGCATACGTGCCTACGAACGTGAGGATCATGCCGTCATCGTCACCGACGGTTTTCTGTTCGCCGGTCTTCGTCTTGCGGAAGAGGCGATGCCGGAAGTTTGAATTCTTACGCGCCAGATCCAGCAGTGTGCGGGGCATGCCTACCGTCTGCTCCGTCCAATCTTTGCCGATCTGCGGGATAAAGTCGTTCATCGGGTTGTTGCTGATAAATTTCCGGTAGATGACCTGTTCTTTATCTTCTTCGCTCAGATTGAGGCGGATGAACATGTCTGCTCTGTTGACGTCCTGCACACCTGCTCCGGTTGGGTCCAATACGATTGGCATTTAATTCTCCTTTAGCCTTGGTCTTTGAACATTTCTGCGATTGCGTCCGCCTCTTTCTGCGTCACGTTGCCACGCAGCTTGGCGATGAGGGCGTTCTGGTTTCTTGTCAGGGTGTTGACTGCTACCACTAAAGCCGCAGAGGCTGGCTTTAATCTCAATTCCTGCAACATTCCAATCTCCTTTGCGCAGTTTCTGCACAGCCATGGGTAAAAAAAGGGGGCAGGATCGTGGAGGTTGACGGCGTAGCCCACCCCCTTATCTCGATAAACCCTTACGCCGCCAAATTGCAGACGTCGAACATCTCCTTCACCCGATCTACGTATGTGTGTTTCTCTCTTGCCAGCTTGTGTCCTGCTGCTGCGATAGTCTCTCTCTCTTCGTGATGCGTCAGGTAGTAATCGGCCTTCTCGATGGCTTCTTCCTCTCCCTCGTATCCGATGAAGTGGACGCCTTCCTCGAACCCCAGCTCCTGCCATCCGATGACGTTCCGGTTTGTCAGCAGCGCAGTCCCGGTGGACATCACTTCGAAAAATCTCATGTTCAGATCGTCTCGGATCGAGATATTGAAGCCCAGCCGACCACGGATGTAGTGCGCCGCCATGAACTCATGGAAGCAGTCGGGGACGTACCAAAGCCTTCCCACACCCAAACGCATTCGCTCCAGCCATTCCAGCCTGTTGTTGCCCGTCTTGTCTTCGTTGATGAACCCCACGAATACGAGATCATGTTGCTTGTCGAGGCTGCGCCCCATCAGGATCTCGTCCTTGGTGTGGCTCGTCATGATCTCACCGTAGTTGGGGTGAGCTGGAGGGTGACAGGCCAGAGGCAACCAGTGTGCATTCAAGCCTTCTGCTGCCAGTCTCTCAGCTCCCGGTTTTTGTGCGGCGAAAATTGTGTCAAAATCTTCGGCCCACTTTCGCCGCATATCCCAGCCAAGGTGCGTATCGATGAGCCACGCAGCGTTGGGCTTGGGACAGTCCATTGGGATATCGTCTCTGCCGTCATCCACAAAAATGTAGAAGTCGCAGTCTTCTTCGTATCCCGCTCCACGGGTATACCATTTCGTCTCGATCCCCATCTGGTGCTTTACTGCGTTTCTCACCAAACTGAAGGTGCCGTTGTCTCTTATTTCCGCGTTTACTACGAACCCGATTTTCATTCTACCCTCGCAATCACACCGAACGCTCCCGAGTTGAACGACTGCGCCCCTTCGACAACGAATCCCTGTGATTCCATGAGACTCGTGAGTGTCGGAGCCGTATAGGCGTGGACATGTGAGTAATCGATAACCATTGTGTCGAGCTGCCCGTGTTCAGGAAGGACCGCGTATACCATCCCTTCCGGCTTCAACACTCTCTTCCATTCTTCCAGCGCAGCAACAGGGTCTATCAGATGCTCGAACAGATGGATCGCGAAGATGTAGTCTTGCGAATGGTCAGCGACCGGGATGTTCATGGCGTCGCCCACCAGATGCGGCTTCGCTCCTGTGAACTTGCGTCCTCCGGCACCACGATCTCCCGGCTTTGCCATGTCTACCGGAACGCCCGCAATGTCTTCCCTGTCTCCACATCCCAGGTTGATGCCCTTGCTGCCCTCCACTGATTCAGAGAGACGATCCAGCCAGAGATCTTCTTCTGTCCTGCCTCCCTCGGGCTGCACCACAATCATAGTGGCTTGCACTGTCTCGTACCACGCCCTGATTCCGTGTTTGTGGATGATCGCGTTTACCGTGTCCTCCTGATGCACCGTGCCGTCCCACTTGTTTCCGTGGACGCGGCGACCTGTCTGCTGCCCGAGGTGATGGAGGTATGCTGACCGGTCTACTATCAGGCGATATCCTGCTTTGCGTATCCTGATGCTCCAGTCGAAATCGTCGCCTCCTGGGAGCAGTTCGTCCAGCCCTCCGATTTCTTTGATCAGCTCCGTGCGCATCACCACACAGAACCCGATCAGCAGCGTTGTTTCGTAGATGTATGGCGCTCTGATATTCCAGAGACTCTGGGATCCCATGACGAAATTGCTTGTCGGTCCTACAGCTCCCACATTGGCGTGTCGAAACGGAGCACATAGCTTCCGCCAGAAATCCAGATGGTAAGGGAGGAACACCACATCGTCGTTGAGCAGCGCGACGTAGGGAGTGTTGCAGGATTTGAGAGCTAAATTGTGTGCTCCCATCCAGCCCGTGTTTCCACCGGCGTCGATAATCTCCACGTTTGGAACGTCGAAGCTTTCGACCAGCTCCTCGATGTGTGGCTGAGAGGGAGGGTCGTTGTTGATGATCACGACCTTGAGCGGAAATTCTGTATGCATCAGCAGGGAGAGGACCGTGTCCTCAAGCTGCTGCAGGTTTTTGTATGTCGGGATCTGCACTGTCAGAAGAGGTTCCATTACATCCCCTCCGCTATCATTCGTGCATATTCCTCTGGCTGCGCCTTCCGGTTGGCATCGTATTCGGCTTCGCCGTGCCACTGTGGCTTGAAAACTTTGTGAACCGTCTTGAGGGAAGTGTCCACGTATCGAGGCACCCCGCTCTGCCAGCAGCGAACGCAGAACATCCAGTCTTCACCGCAAGCCGTACTGTGAAACCACGGTTTCCCGATCTGCTTGAAGACGTTCATGTTGAACAGCACACACCCAGCTCCGAAGGCGATTGGCCCCCCGACATCGATGTCAGTGATCAGCTGGTCCCGAGGGTAGTCGAAGACTGTTTCTGAGTGCCACTCCAGACCCTTGAGTCCGTGCTTTTCCTTGATCCTGTAGATAACCGGCTGAATGGGATTGCGGGCCGTAAAGGCCAGCGCCCCCACCACAGGCTTCTGGTGTCGCCACAGCCTCAGGAAGGCTGACCATGGCATGAGCATGTCGTAGTCCCACATGAACAGCCAGTCAGCGCCCCAAGCCATGGCATTCTCCACGACACGTTCCCGAGCCAGCCCTGGAAGGGAGAGTCCCCCTTCGTCGGAATACCCGAATTCGAAGATGCCGTCTTCTGCCGTGATCTCGGTGTGTTCGCCATCGGCTTTCATCGGATCGAGGGTGGGGATGTCGTACTCCCCTCCCGTGATCACCTGCTGCTGCAGCCAATGGCTCCGCTCCTGCATCCTGCCGAAGTAATGCATAATCTCGAAATACGTGGTATACGTGGACTTGTCGGGTCCGTTGTACCACGGAAATCCGAGGCATACTTTTGTAGTTTTCAAAGAACGCTCCCGGTTATATCCAGCTCGGCAGATACCGAGCCTTGATGTAGATCCATACAGACGTCTCTATCGCCAGTCGATAGTGATGCCCCCGGTGTGTCGTGAACTCTGCCTTACTGTCCATCCAAAAGACTTTTCCGCAATCACATTGCATCAGTTCCCGGTTGTCGATCCCTGCGTCGAGCGGCCTGATGAACCAGTAAAACGGACTGCGACAAAACCTTTCGTAGAGAGGCTTGATTCGCTGCTGCTCCTGCATTGATTCCATGAGCCATTTGGCCTGTTCGTGTAACTTTGCCTCCAGCTCCTCGATTCTGTTTTCCATGTCGCATCCCCCAATCCCAGTTTAGTGGTGGTGCGGACCAACCGGGATAGGTCCGCACCACCGAAGGAGTCGACTCCAAAGCCTTCTTTACATGGCTCTCACAAACCCTGACGCATAACCACCGGGGCTGTTGATAGCAGCTCCGATAGCAGCGAGGGCATTGACAGGACCAAACGTGCCCTTGAGACCGGTACTGTTTACTCCGAAGGAACCTGCGACTCCCGGCCCGAGCATGTTGTCGATGGCCGTAGTCACTGAAGTGCCCGTGCCGAAGATGTAGACAGACGCGGCATACCCGTATGCGATGTAGCGTCCGCTCTGCGTATCAGGTACGTCGCTGTTAGAGATCCCTGCAAACGTGCGAAGCTGGCCGACTGCAGGATGCACGGCACTGTTGCCGTCGAGCGATGCCGCTGTGGTCGTAAAAGCAACGGCGTGGCCGGTGGTGACTGTGGCTCCGGCAACATTGGTGAAGTTGCCGTACATCACCTCGGCATTCGTCTTGTTGGTTGTTGCGGTGGTCATTGGTTCTCCTTCCTCATCACCTTGGGCTTGCGCCACGGGGGTCCGAGTGGTTTAGATGAATTCGCAGGACCATGAGTAAGAGCTGACGTCCACCGTCGTGGACTGAAGCGCCACGGTACCGTTTGTGGCGGTACCGCTGGCGTCTTCGTTCGCATCCACCTCAACCGATCCGGCGTTATCCTTCCCGTAGATCTTGAAAGACCCAGGAACGATGTAGCCGGTCGGAATGAGAGCGAATGCTGTCTTGGTCCCACTGACCTCAGCCGTGCCGGAGACCGCTGTGTGCGCTCCGGTCAGGCTGAGCAGATTTTGAGTTACTGTGAAATCTCCGAGCGCCATGACTCCTCCTCTCAAACGTATCCAGCTGCGAACCGGAAGGAGTCTGCTGCCTCAGCTTGCACAGCCACAGATCCCGATGTCGAAGTGGAAAAGTCTGCCGCTACATTGACCACCACGCGGGCGTCATTCGTCGCATCGTCAGTCGTGCATTCCAGATTACAGAAGAGCAGCGACTGCTGAGAGTTGACGAGCTGAAACGCCCGTGCTGTGGTGTCAGCCTCGATCACTCCATTGACGACGTAGTGGTCGCCAGCAGAACGAACGGGAGCGGTGTCGTATGTGATATCTCCAACGGCCATCGTTCACCTCCCTCTTAGGTGATACCTGTGAGCTTGGTGAATTTTGCGCGGTTGTTCGTCAACCAGTTGCCCATGAAGAGGAGCTGACTCACAAACGAGTCCTGGTTCACTGGGCGTTGCAGCCCGCCTTCAGCTTCTCCGAAGTTGGCATCTTCATGTGCGAAGAGCTTCCCTGCGGAAAGGTTCATTCCGTACATCGTTCCCGATGTGCAATCGGGATCCCAAACAACTTCGCCATCTTTGAAGGGAGGGTTCTGCACGGAGAGGTTTGCATCACCGGCACCGAAACGGATGTGCGGCTGGTGCAGCGCCTCGAAGGACTCCTGAATCGGCTGGGTCGTAACCCAGAGATCGATACCCATGTTGTCGCCAGATCCACCGACCTGAAGGACGTTGTTGTACCCCGTGCGCATCTGCGGCAGAAGGTTCACTGCGGCTGCGCCTACTGAGGTAATGGAGTCATTCTGCCATGCGGTGTTTGCAACAGGCACGCCCGCATACGAGACGGTCCCAGGAGCGGTCTCCATGGATGCTTCAAGTCCTGTGATGTTGAGGGATCCGTTTCCGGTTCCATCAGAGAACAGGTCTGTGGCAATACGCTTCTGGAGGGACTGGGCTGCGTCAAAAGTCTTCTGTTCGAGCAAGTTGAACAACTGTTGCTCGGAACCCTTATTAATCCTCAGCTCACGACCAGTGATCACGATGGAAACCGAGTACTGCTTCCACTGGAAGAAGGCTGACGTCACGTTGTCCTGACGTGTAACGTCGAGCGTCTCGTCGTCGGTGTAACTGTCCACGGTCGAGTTCGTATCATACTGGAACTGGACGCGCAGTCGTTCGCCACCGTTGACGACCATCAGGTTGCCGGACTCACGAAGTTTATTCAGGAGAGGGCGCATCTTGAAAATCGCGTCCTGCACAACACCTGTGTCCACGGCCCGTTCGAGCGTAGACGCCAGTAGCGACTGAATATTTCTTGTGTCCGTGGTATATTGATTAGCCACGTTCTAAAACCTCCGTTATTCGGAAGCGGCGAGGGCCGACCGGATACGGCTAAACACAGCTCCGATATTTCCTGGCTCATTCTCTGAGTCATAAAGCACCGGTTCACTGGCTCCTGTTGCAGAGCGTCCAGCTACCCCCGTTCCATTGAGACGATTGCTCATCTCCGTGTCACGGACGTTTCTGGCGTTCTGCGTTTCACGACGTCCCTCTTCTTTCGATTTCTCCATAAGAGTTTCGAAAGATGAGAGGACGAACATATCTTCGAACGTCAATCCCTTCTGGTTCACGATGCGGTCGAAGACCGGAGCCATCTTGTCCCGAGCTTCGGGGTTGATCAAGAATTTGCCAGCGCCATCGAAATGGCCGAAATCTTCACCCCACGTTTGTGATGCACGTTGGTTTGAAGTGTCGCTCATCTCCCGCAGTGCCCGCTCACGTTCGCGGGCTGTCAGCTCCTGCTGAGAGACGTAGCCGTTCTTGTTCAACCACAGCTGCAGCAGCTCCTGTTGTTCTGTCGGAATCTTGTCCAGCTCATCCGGCTCAGGCTCCTGCTCGGGGGTCTGTTGTGTTACCTGTGTTCTCACCTTCTCCAGCTCGTCCAGGCCCGTGCGTAATTCTTGGCGCATGCGGTCAACTTCGTTGCGCTCCGACTGCGCACGGGTAAAGCCTCGCTGAAATTCAAGCAGCGTATTTGCTGCCTCTTCGCCTCCGTGTTCTTTGAGTATGCGAAGTGCTTGGTCTACACCGATCATTGGTCCCGAGTCCTCTGCTTCCGGCACAGCTGCTCCGTTCACAGGGGGCGTTTCCTCGATTACAGTGTTCCCGACCGGCTCCGTTCCGACCGAGACGTCTTCCCGCTCGTCCGCAGACCCACCTTCCAGACCATCAGGAGCCACTTCCGTGGAATTCCTGATTTCATCTGCGATGGCTTGCATTCCGAGATTCATGCTTTTCCCTTCTGGTGACCAGCCGAACTGGACTCACCGCTAATCCTTGTTTGCCGTAAGGTGTCTTACCTTGACAGCGCTTTTCAGGGAGCTGGATTCTTTTACCGGAACCTCACCACCCTTGTTCTGGGCGTAGGACTTCCAGTTTTCTTTCCGCTCCGCTTTCTCGTCTCGCCTCCGCAGCACATCGTCAAAACTCTTGCCCTGTGGAGGGGGTAGTTTTCCTGAAGATTCATCATTCCTGGCTCCGCCGACCTTGTCGCCCGTCTGCATGTAGCCGAGGCGTTTTGCTTTCTCGATCATGTCCCTGTTGCCGGTCACGTCACAGCCCAGCGGCTCACAATAGAACCCTTCTCTCACCTGCAGCTTCGCCCCTACCGGAAACTGGTAGACGGCATTGCCTCCGCACAGTTCACAGGAGACAGGTTCGTTTCGCTCTTCGTATGGGACGAGGTGCGTCTTTCTTGATCCACACCCCATGCAGTCGTAATCGTAGTTAGGCATCTTCTATCTCCTCAACTCGTATCCGACGTAGGCTCCAGCTATCTCCGCTATCCCGTGCGGGCCTCCAGCCAGATCCAGCTCGTCGCGTTTCAACAGCTCCTCAACCACTGTCACCTGATCTATGGGCATACGCCTCAAGTGCAGACGGACAATGGCTGCGTAGATAAGCAGTCCTTCGACAGAGAAATTGGCCCAGCCCAGATTCAGCTCCCTGATGACATCCCTCATGTCGTAGCCGTCCACCATCATTCCACCCAGAACCATCCTCTCCCGCTCCATTTGCTCCGTCAATCTTCCACCTCCTCGAACTCGGCTTCCCGAATCTGTCGTTCCTCTCGACGTGTCATCCATTCCTCATGGCTCTGCGGAGGTTCTGGCGGCACGTCGATACTGTCCTTCATTGTGTGGGTCGAGTTGATGTTCACTTCCTGAGTCTTCAGCCAGTGGTCGCGCTTGAAGGATTCCAGATGCCTGTATGCGCCCATCCACGTCGACTGATTCTTCTCGATCTTGTCTATCCCCATCTTTACAAGGTTGGCTTCAGCGATGGCTTGTGATTGCTCGACGCCCAGGTAGAGCCTTGAGAAGAGGGTGTCTTCCTCTTTCGCCCAGTCTCTCCTGCCCTTCTTCATCCATTCCCCGAAGTATGGAGCCGGAATCCCTGAGGCTACTGCTGCCGTCACGGGGAAGTTGCCCTGCTCGATCAGCTCTGTGACTCGTGCGATATGAGCTTGAGTAAGGAGCGTCGGGTTCTTTCCGTTGAGTTTTACGAGCACCCTGTCTTCTTCTGGAATCCGTGCCCTCAGTCGCCGCTTTGCCGCTATCTGATACATCTTGTTTTTCTCTGGTCGGTAGACGGGTTTGCCGCATTTGGGACACGGCTTCTGGAGGATCCCACCATTCGTTTTGCGGATGAATGTCGTTGCCCTGTTGCCTTTCCAGCCGCAGCCGTCTTCGTCGGTGCAGCGGACCTTGAGGTATTTGCACTTCCTGCCGTCTCCGCGTGATCCGTTCTTCCCGCCGTCGGTGCGGGTTCCTGCACCCTTCCCACTGGCACCCATTAGGGCACAGACTCCAAGAACTTCATATGCTCAATGAGTCTGGATGCTTCACCTGTTTCCTTGTCGCCGTTCAGGCCACGGGTCTTGTCCTTTGCGGCATCGATCTTCTCTTCCACCAGCTTGCCGAACTTCTTACGCGCCTTCTTGAATTCAGCTGAGAACTCCCTCTGAATTTCCGGTGGCGGCTCGACCAGTACGACCGGCGGCTGATCCAGTGATATCCCAAAGTTTTCCATTACTACTGTCCTCCTTCGTCCGCTTCTCCTGCTTGAGCGTTGGCTCTGGCGGGCGTGGCGGGGTTTGCTGCAAAAGACTGCGAATCGATAGGTCCGACTCCGCCTGAGGCGGCAGCGCCTCCCGGCGATTTTATCTGCTGGAGAGAAGCGAGGATCTCCATCCGCCGCTGCGGATCTTCCTTTATCTGCCTGTTCACTTCTTCTGTTACGTCGTCTGGATTTCCCGGCAGGTACCTGTCCACGTCCTTGATACCCGAAGCCCTGAAAACGTCTTCGAGCATTTGCGGCAGGTTGGGAACCATCTGGAAAGTCTGTGCCATAATCGGCAACAGCCCTGCGCTGAGGTTGAGCCTGTCCATGGCTTGCTTCTGCGCCACAGCCTGGGACTCACGGGATCCTGAGACTTGGATGTCGAACAAGTATTCACCCTGCGCGATATCTTTCGTCACCTGCTGGACAGCCCCGGTCCTCGGGTCAATGAGGTCGCCCGTATCCGGCATGAACTGCTGTTGCAGCTGCCAGAATTTTCTGGCTGTATTGATCTGGAATTTTTCGAAGCGATCCTGACGCCGACCTTCACGCGCTGCAGTACGCCGCTCGATGATCGCTGCTTCTGTGGCGGTGTCTGGATCGTTGCCACGGAGAGGCTGCGCCGTCCCTGCCGTCTCGTCGAATAGGGCGCGAATCAGAGAGAGCATCTGCGTTTTGTCGGAGTTGATTTCGAGGAAGGGTGCTGCCTGGATGGCGCGACCGTTCGACGCTGCCAGTCCTTCTACAGGAATGATTGCGCCTTCAGGAGCTTCTTTGAGGTTGGTAATGGAGTTGTCGGCCCATGCGTCCTTGTCCACCAAGAGGACGTTCTTGGATTTGCGCATGGTGTAAAGCATCGAGTCGAGAAACTCGTTCACCAGCACCTGCATGTTGTCAGCGCCAGCAAGACTCAGGAGGGGCTTGTTCACCCACGTCTGCATATTCTGCTGGAAGTGCAGGATCTCACACGGGTAATCTTCGATGAACTTATACGGCCACTCTTCTTCGTGGCGCAGGAGCTTGTCGTGGTCAGGCACAAAACTCAGAACGACGTTGCGGCGCTTCCCTGGACCTACCGGGAAGTCACGCGCCCAGATCTCCCATCCTTCTGCGATACCAAACTGGCTAAAGCCTTCTTCGTCTTTGCCCAGCGCCGAGAACAGGCGACGGATTCCGCCTTTCTTGGCAGGATCCCCACCGGGGAGCTTGGCATTGGGCTTCAGGTCTTCTGTGTTCTTGAGGGCTTTGTCCGCTTGCCAGCGATAAACGGGCTGGCGTATGCGGAAGGCGATCCATCGAGCATCAGCCAAACCAGCCGAGGCCCACGGATCCATGAGGAAGTCGCCGGGATTCCACCGGATGCCGAACGGAGCTTGCCACTTTACTCTGGAGCTGGGGCGCGGCTGGATACCTTCTCGGTATTCCTTGTGCCGTGCGATGTGCGGGGCCACGATGAGGTTGCGTATGTCGGGGTTAATCTGTTCGTCACTCATCAGATCTTCGTGAGCGGCGATGTGGAAAGCGTGGTCCTGTTCCCGTGTGATCTTGGTCGGCTCACCTTCAGACAGGAAACCGTTCTCTATCGTGGGGTCTTCGTGGACCTGCGTTGCCAGATCGAGAAGCACCAGCTCCTCGACTACTTCCTCTTCGAACTCCCAGCCAATTTTCTTTACGGCCCATGGCATGCAGTGGGCATCGAATGTGCATTGCTCGTCTTCTGCGGGCTGGCCGGTTTCACCCCACCAGTAGTTGATGTTGTTCGCCACTACCGGTGCAAAAGTGGAGCTGGCTTTGCGCTTTGCCTTCACGTCGAAAGACGGCTCACCGGCACCAACCATCGTTGATACGGACTGGTCGACCCACGCGAACACGAATGAAGCCTTCGTCCGCATCACGTTGTCGCCCTGGTCGAGCTGATCGAGGCGTTCTTCCCGGTTCGTCGTCGCCATGTTGTTATACATCTTGACGATTTCTGTACCGGCTTCGAAGAATGGCTGAAAGAATTTCTCTGCCACCTCGATCTGGTTAGTCCAGAACGCAATGCGCCCTTCGTCCGTTAGCGGGTAGTGCGTAGCTTCATCAGCCATAACTATGGGATGGCCCTTTAAAACGAGTTTGCCAGCTCCTCCAGATCAACTTTTTGTCGGGGTGGAGTCATAAAGCTGCCTTTTAGTTTGCCCTTCTGTTTCTGCTTCAGTCGTCCCCACGTCGCGTATGAAGCTTCCGGCGGAGGGGGTGGCTTCGTTCCCCGTCGTGAAGCCATCAGTAGATATCGTGTCTCATCCAGCGCGTGGTCGGGGTTGTTCTTGTCTATGTCTTCTCTGTCGCCCTTGTCCGAAAACTGCGCGTTCTTCATCTCGTCTTCGAAATCGTGGCAGTCTTCGAAATACACCAGCTTGTCCTGGGCCAACATTTCCTTCATGTATCTCCAGCCGATAACTCTGGAGTTCGGACCCTTCATCGAGGGCCGGAGCTTCAGTCCTGCTTCGTTCTTGAAGATGTCTGCGACCGTGCGGTTCAGTACGGCTCCGCCCTGATTTGAACGGGTGCTCCACAGGGCGCTGTCGGCCCACACTACCTGAGGCATTCTTCCTTGCGTGTATGGATTCCCTGCGCACAGATCCTTGATTGCCCCGGCATGGTATCCAGCGAATTCTCCGCCCTTGTAGTATTCCGCCATGCGGACATTAAGACCTTCAGGGCTGATCGCCCAGAGTCCGAAGGACGTCGGGCTGTTTTCTCCATAGTCGAGAGAGCCAAGGATCCGCCAGTTGTAAGGGACCAGACCGTCGGGCCAGAGGTCGTAGGGATCGACACAGTGTCTCTCCGAATCGAATACTTTGAAATACTGCCCGAACAGAGCGCTGAAGTCAGCGTCGATCCAAGCCTTCCTGAGTTCGGGATCCCCTTCCACGGAAGCTGCAAGTCGCTGCTGGTAGAACGGGTCTGCCTGAAGGAGGATCTTGTTCTCTATCAGTCTGGAGTAGATGAAGACCCTGTTGAGACCTGTCTCTGTATCTTCCACCAGTTTTCCAGATGCTTCCGCGCAGTCAACTGGAGAGTCGGGGATGCTGAACCGTTTCTTGATCCACCCTATTCCAGATCCACCGGGGTTACCCGTGCTGCGCACCCTTACAAAAACTCCCTTACGTGCCGTCCTCAGTGAAGCAAGCATCATCAGGTAAGGTCTTGGGCGCGGCCACTGGGGCAGCTCGTCAAATCCAATCCACGTATATTCAAGTCCCAGGTGCTTGTCGACGTCGGTGTCATGTTCCATCATGGCGAACTGCAGGGAGCTGCCGTCCTTGAACACCCACCGCTGGTCACCTGCCAGGTACTTCGCTTCTCCGTCAGGAAAGTATCCGTAAAACACTTCCTTCGATCTTTCGAGCAGGGTTTCGAACTCACCCAAGTGACGCCGGAAGAGGATCCCTTTGAAGTATTCTCCCTGCTCTATCTTCGCCAGTGCGGCATCGGCAATCAGCACCGCCGACTTCCCTCCGCCTCGGTCTCCAGCGATAATGGCTTCAGGGACACACTGCCGGAGATCTATGAAATCCAGCTGCGACCCAATCTGCGGGGACCATGGCATTTACTTGGGTTCCTCGAAAGGTCTCCACAACATCCCGAGGAAATACTTGCAGCAGAACCGGACCACAAAATTCGGCATCGGTCCCGTGTGTGCGATGGTCAGATCCTCAGGAGAATTCTTGTTGATACACAGCTGAGACTTGTATTCGGGTTCTTTGAATATTGTGACTGCCTGCTCTGTCATCCGGTCCTCCAGGGCACAAAAAAAAAGCGGCCCCAACCCACATTTCTGTGGATCGGGGCCGCTCTGGGCCTTTGGTATTACTTATTTAGGTCCGCTCAGGGGACTCAATGTCTACCCGGTTGCGGTGCTTGCAATTCCGACAGGTGATTTCGACATGACTTCCCGGTGTTGCTTTAAACAGCCACCTGTGGCAGTTGCCGCATCGATAGTCTACCAGATCTGGTAGAATTTTACGTTTTATCGTCTCCCGTGTCAAGGGCTTCCCCTAACAGTCTCAGTACCGCAGCGGGCATACAGCGCCCACAGAGGTCTGGAGGATCTGGAATAAACGAGTTCAGGGAGACGTTGAAAACCACGGGAGACCCCTCGAACTCGGCTGTAAGCTTGAAGCCGTTTCCTTCTTGTGGATCTACAGTAAAAGAGCGCCCCCGGCAAGCGGAACAGTTACTGTCCCCGTCCATACCGGTCCCTTCGCATTCAGGGCACTCCACTTTGTGCGGAAACTCGTCACCGCACACATCACAGATGATCGTTTTAGACATCCAGCTCCTCGACCAGGGCTTCTATCGCGTTCAAAAATGTCTGCATAGCCGCCAGATAGACCCCCTTCTTGATAGGCTTGTGGCAGAGGGCTATGGTTTTGCGGCTCATCGAAACGGCTCCCAGGACAGGATGATCGACCGGCCCAGCCAGTAAAAACAGACCATGGGGCCAAGGTTCTCCCAGCGGGGCTCCCAGCTAAATATAGGATACTGGGAGCGCCTTTTGAAGAACGGAGAAGCCCAGCCGATCCATGCACAGCGCCTCTTTCCCTTCCAAGGTAAAATCATAGCGGTTCATTTCTACGAAATGTTCTAAAGCGGCCTACGCAGGAAGCCAGTTGAGGGTGATGGCGGCAGCGCCAACTCAAATTCTGGATTATGGGAGATAGTCTCCCCTGATCCACTCTTTCGCACATGCGGCTTGATTCATTATGGGTCTTTCCGCTTGATTACTTTGCCTTTATGGCTTTCGTCGGGAAGGTGCGCCCCCCCCTTTATTCAATGCAGGATTCGAACCTGCTACACAAGAGTTTTCCAGACTCTTAAGATTTTCCGAGGTTGGTGGCTCTTTAGGGCAAAGCCGGTGCCCGCTGCCTGTTTCTCCTTTTACTCTACGCATCCGCTGTTCTTCGAGTGCCTCTTTTCGCTTCTCTTCTGTGCCGTTATAGACTTCACCTATTGCCTGTCCCAGCTTGAACCATGCGCTGCCCTCTTCTTCGCTGGTTGAGACATTGTTTTTCCGGTATGCGGTGGATGCCAGCGCCAGCGCCTCTTTCAGCGTCAGGGTCAGATGAACTTCAGGCTGCTCCTTTTCCAACTTTCTCCTCCAGCCGCTTGAGCCGCTCCTCGATCTGAGCTTGTTTGTCCGCGTAGATATCGATGACCTCCGTGAACTTGTAGTAAGCCTTGAGCTGCGCGGCCCCCGTCTCCAGGGTCATCCCGGCATTCTTCCTCAGCGACTTGTTCGCCCTGCGCTGGGTGCAGACCATTACAATGATCATTCCACACTGGGTCGCCCGAATAGCCAAATCAAACCATTCAATCATCTTGCCTCACAAACCTGACGATTTCAGGGTCATAGCCCGCTTTAAGAAAGGATTCCATGAGGTCATCTGCCGCGCCCTCCGGCACAAGATAGGGAGCTTTGCCTATATCGAAGTCCATGCAGATAAGCCCGCCATCGATCTCGAAGCCGATGATCACATCCACCTTTTCCTTATACTGACTGATCGTGACTTCCATCATTCCTCCGTCTGGTCCGCGCAGTGCTGCAGGAATTCCTTCAGGCCAACAAGGTCGTCCTTGTTGCTGATGGACAGAACCTTGCCATTCTTTTCGCCCTGCACCAAGAGCACGAACTTGCGCTCTTCGCCAAGGACTCTCTCGATCACCCCCTTCAACCAGAGCTGCCAGCATCCGTTCACTGAGGTTTTCTGGAAAATCTTCTTCGAGCCTACCATTGTTGGCGACCACGGACAGACCTCCACATAAACGTCCAGAACCCTGGAAGTGCCGCCTCAAATGCTTCCAGATGCAGCCTGTCCTTTTCCTGGCTGGACTTTACCTGAACCAGATGACGTCTCTGCGCCGCATCCACTTCCATTCTTGTGGTGCCGGGAGAGAGGTAGTCAGCATACGCCATGTTCTCCGATAGGAGGCGGGCATATTCTTCAACATAGGCACCCTTCAGCCGGTCGTGCCCTTCCTTCTGATGCAGCATCATCCTGTCGCAATTCAGCTGAATCATCAGCACGGCAGCACAGTAGATCGTGAAAGGAAAAGCAAAAACTCCGTCCACGGGCGTAAAAAGGAACAGCCCCCAGCCGAGAGCCATCCAAATACCAAACTGAACAAGACGGCTTTTTACGCTGACCATCGCTTGGAAAGCCCTTTCACCTCCGTGGTTGCATTTGCAATTTCAAGGGCGGAATCGATGGCTGTGACTTCTTCCTTGAGGGCTGAGACATTCTTGTCCCGCACCTCAGGATCGAAGTAGAGACGCCTCTTGGTAATAATCGGATTCCCGCCGCCATGCGGAGAATTCATGGTCGCCTCGGGTGCGATCCCCCTGTCTGACAGGGAGTCCCACGCCTGGATCTCCAGATCGATGAGGTTGTCTGTGCCCGCCGAAGACCTTCTCTGTGCCGATACTGTCCGTCTGGTCACCCAGTATGCAATGGGCTTCGAGACAGGTTTGCCATCGAGCTTGATTGTGATCTTTTCCCTCAGGTTCGTTGAGGAGATCGCCAGCTGCAGTTCTATGACGTTCTGGATACAATCCGCATGAGATTGCAGCCATTCCTCGACCTTGCCTCTCTGAGCCTCGGAGGAGCCATAGAACGGATCCTGCATATCCAGATCAGCGCAGTGCTCTTTAATCTTCGCACGTAAATCCGCAGCTTTCCTCAGCTGCGCTTTCTTATGTTTCATCGCCTCCACGATGGTCATAAAGAATTTCCTCAAGGGAGAGGGTGGGGAGCCGTGCCACACGGCTTACTCAAGTTTTGCGGTTCTCATCATTGCTTCCCAAAATAAATCTCCATAAGGAGCAAACGCGTCAGCCATATCCTTTACAGTGGACAGTTTTAGCTCCGTGCGATTTCGTTCCCAGGAGGCAATAGCAGACGGAGTGCTTCCGATTTTATCCCCAAGCACATCCCGGGTCATACCACACAGCGTCCTGAACCCCCGCACAACATCGCCCGCGTTGGACAAGATTGGCTTCTCCTCTTTGTCAGTTTCCTCAGTGACATGTGCAGAATTTAAGAAACAATGCAATCAGCAGCACGTTTAAAAACGCACTATGAACAAAAAACATACAAGGTGTACCTCTGGCGAGTACGTGGTGTAGCCTTGTTGCTACACGCTTCTTGCAGGATATGAGAACTTACACGACATCTTTCCACGACTTTCGCAGAACAACCAGAGACATGGCGCTTCGGGTGACTTTTGTTCCGAACTCCTTTTCCACCATCCTGCACAGGGCTGTTGCCTCTACCTTCCCCTTGACATATCGCTCACGAACCCACCGGACAATGTCTTCGTTGAGCGCACGGTTACGGCCCTGAGCAACCTCGCTCATAGCCTCCGATGTGGTCCTTTGATGCAAGTGTTCAGGGCATACGCATAACTCATTCTTGCAGCTGGACTTAACTACAATCACCTGCCTGTTATAGGACTTGACAGCGCCCTCGAACATGAGATCCCGCACAAGACGATTCTTCCCGCCCAGCCTGAAGACGGGTTTTTCGTCTGCGGTTTCCCCGGCCCAGGTATAGCAACCGTCCTCTTCAATTCGGATCTGCGACCACAGGCGCTGCAAGTCATCGAACGCCAAGTCCTTGTGCGTCATTTCTTTTTCCTTGTCAAACCCTTGCCAGCCATCGGTCCGAGCTTCGCCCTTGCTGCGATGACATCAGACTTCCTGAACAGCTGTTTTTGTCCTGGGCTGCTGATTTCTTCAGGCTTCACGTGCTTCCTGACCGTCTCGGGTGCCTTCACCCCCAGGACTACCATAGCTTCCTTTAGGTCGATCAGGGGATTCTCGACACGGGTACCTAAGCGCCGGGGCTGTCTCTCGACCACAGCCGCTACCGTAGGCCTCTTCTTCTCTTCCTTGCCCTCCACATGCACGATCTCCGCGCCAGACTTCTCAACCATCCCCATCAGCGTAGACATCGCTTCTCCGTTGCCATCTGGAATCTCGAACTTCACGGTTACCTCAATCACGTTGACCTCCTTTAAGGCTTTCGTTTACTCCGCCATCGCAACGATTTCCTCGGGCGTCATGATATTCAGACCAAAGACCTCTTCCAGCTCCTTTCGTTGGGCGACTATCGTGGGGTTCTGTGTCGTAAAAAGCATGTTCTCATCCTCTTGAAACGTCACGCAATACACGTATTCTGCCAGATCGAGCTGGCGGTATTTATCCGCCTGTTCCCTTGTGATCTTTTTCCTGCCCACAAGGACACTCAGATTCGATTTGAGCTGACGCTCCATCTTCCGTATAGCCCGTCTCCCTGCTGCCTTCAGAAGGGCTGGCGGGATCTCTTCTGCCAGCTGAATAAACTCGGGATCGACCTTGAAAAACTTACTTTTCTTCATCTTCGATTTCCACCGAGTGATACGTCACACGGGTCTCCTTTCTTTAGTTAGTAACCGCCTTCGAATCACCTTCTAAACACGCCAACAATTAAATAACTGTGATTTTTTCTGGCCGTCTTTTGGTACGGCTCCCTCATACAAGGGACTGTTGCTTGCAACAGGACAAAGATGTCTGCTATTCGAAACCCAAACGTCTCCATTAGAGTAATAGCCTCGACGTGCGTCAACCTCTGCTTGCCACTTTCTATTTCGTCTTGGCATTTCACATACAAAACGCCCTTCTTCTTCAGGCATCTTGCCGCTTCCAGTATACCTGCCGCATAGTTCCTGACCACAGATTCGTGACCTGTATTTTCATTCCTATAGCATTCGTTGATACTTTTCTTGACCGTCTTCCCTCCGTGCATATATGGAGGGTCGAAGACCAATCCGTCCAACGAATCATCCTCGTAAGGCAGGTTCCGAAAGTCCACGCCCGTCTGGATATCCGTAAGCAGTAGGTTGTAGTTCTTTCTGTCAACGTCTTTCCAAAAGACACCCTTTCCATAGGTAACATCTGCTATGGTTGCCCCATGTTCCGAATGCAACCCTAGTGCATCGGGGAAAATGTTTGCATTGGTTCCTACTTTTCCTGTAAGAATGACGCCGTCCGTCATGCGCTATATCCCCTTCCGTAGCATTTCATCTGCCCCGGCTTGACGTGTTGCTGGATAGCTGCATGCAGGTTCTGCTCCAGAGTGAATTCGGGACACGGTTTTCCGTTCATGCGCTGCTCCCACTGGTCCGGTGGCACGGGACCGGTTCATGGGCTTCGTTCAGGATGTATTTGCCGAGTCGATTATCGGGGTCTATCACGATGCCTCCACAGCGTCCAGACACATGAACAAAACTTCATGACTGCAGCATACCCAGCGAACGTGGTCACGGCAAAACCCGCCATGTAGATAAACTTCCCGAACAGCTCGTTTGCCAGATCCCAGGTCACTCCAGCTCCTCCCTCAGCATATTCACGGCATTTGCCAGATCCGACGTCGGCCACATATCGATGACCCTTTGTGCAGCATTACGCAAACGCTTCTTCTCTCCCAGCGCTACGCGCAGTCGATCATCCACGATCCTTCGAGACAGGCGTTCACGTTCAAGATCCGTATTCAGATCCCTCACAAGCTCCGCAAGGCGCTCGTCCACAGGACCGTCCTCCTTCACAGCCTCCAAAACCTCAAGAGCCTTGCTTACACTTCGTTCCTCTTCCTGTGCTCTATAGTGGACTTGCTGATCTTGATCGCAGAAGGAGCGAATACCGCCGTTGGCTCACCTTCGAAGAAGACCCCTGGATCAATGTCAAAAGCCTTCGTGAACCTCAGGAAATACCGCATCGTCAACCCCCGAGCACCAGACTCCAGCTGCGTATAAAACGGTCTGGAGATCTTCATTACCTTTGCAACGTCCTGTGCTCTCAACCCCCGCTCGATACGAATCTTCCTCAACGACTGCCTCACCGTTGCAACCGTCCATTCCTGCTCCAAAACAGCTCTCCTTATGAAGATGGGTCTATTATCCCCTCCAACCCCCCCTATTTCATCAGCCTTCCTGATATCGCAACTCCCACCTACTGCACATGGTAACACCAAAAAAATCAGATGCAACATATTTTTGGGCTTTGAACCCAACGAAGAGGCAGGAAAATTCTCAAAACATGAGAAAACCGGAAATATCCTGGGCTGTGAGCCGACGCCCTCAAGGGCCAGCGGAAGTACTGTACAGTACAAAGGCAGGGGAATCGGCAGACCAGGGCGGGAATAGTAGCGATATGCAAAAGGGAGCCCCTTTAAGGGCTAAAAAATATCTACGAGCGGGATGAATTATTAAATGGCAAGGGGGGCGGGATACCCCACCCCCCCGCTGGCGTTCCAGGACTGAAATGGGCCGATTTGAGCCGGATTCGGGTTGCATATGGGTTGCGTTCCCGAAAAACCCGCCTCCAGACTGGCTCTTCGTTGGGTTCAAAGCCCAAAAAGAGGGAAAAACAGCCGATTTGGACCTTTTAAACAAGGGAAATCTGGCCAAAAAAAACCTATTTTTCTCCGGTCTATACCTTGCCTTGTCTCCCGCAGTATTACCCGCGCCCAAGGGGAGTTTCTCACCTATCCTTGAATAATAACTTGACATTTATACAAGGATGTGGTATACTTAAATCAGGACGAAGAAGAGCACCACATAACATTTGAATAAACAATCACATACACGCATAAAGGAGACTGGACAGTACCCGCCTAATCGACACAAATGATGTACCGCCGAATCAGGACGCAAATGGTTTGCCACCACAAGGAGATACAAAATGCAGAAAATACCGATGTTTACGGGATTAGGTACGCCGAAATCGAAACTTTCCACTATCAAAATCCAGCAAGATGGAGATGTATTTACCAGCCTGTCGCACGTCAATTCCAAGCCTGAAAAT